GAAAAGGTCTTTGCAGAAATGGAAAAACGCATTCGTATGGCAGACGATATTATTAACCAAATAGCCGATATAGAGCAATGAACACACAATTAGCAATTCAAGAAAGCGACCTAGAACTGGTCGTGAGTGAAAAGACGTTAGGTAGTCTTACTACCAACGCAAAGCAAATCAGAGATATGGTAAAAGCCGCTTTGCCAATGTATGATATCTCCAATTATAACGATGAGAATATCGATCAGGCAAAGAAAGACAAGGCAGCTTTAAACAAGGCGGCGAAAGCCCTCAATGCCAAACGTCTTGAAATTGAGAAAGAATTCATGAAACCTTTCGGGGAGTTCAAGGACGTTGTAACCGAAACCGTGAAACTTATCGGCGAGTGCTCTGCCAAGATTGACACGGTAGTCAAGCAAAACGAACAGCAATACAAGGATAGGAAGAAAGCCACTATCAAGACTTACTTTGATGGATTGAATGTTAACCTTGTGGATTTCAACAAGGTATTTAAACCGGAGTGGCTCAACAAATCCGCAAGCATGAAGTCTGTATGCAACGATATTGATTTCATATTCTCCAAAGTCGAAAACGAACTTTCCACGCTGAAGGGGTTTGGTGAGGATTTCGATGTCCTCCGTACTTATTATATGGATATGCTCAACATCACATCCACCATCCAGTATGCCAACCGTCTGAAGGAACAGCGTGAGCGTGCCAAAGCAGCAGAAGAGGCGCATATCAAGGCAGAGCAGGAAAGAAATGCTGCTGAAGAAGCCCGTAAAGCTTCTGAAGTAGAACAAGTCAAATCCCGTACGATCAATCCGTTTGCCATGGCAGGACAAAAAGCCAACGAGCAACCTCCTTTTATTAATCAGCCCGAAGCACAACAGCCTGAACTGTTAACGAGAGCTTTCAAAGTCACCACCACTCGTGAGAATATCATTGCCTTGGGTGACTTCATGAATGAACGCGGCATTGACTTTGACAAGATAGAACTTTAATATATACTAAGTTATGAATTATAGCATAAAATTGAATTTACTAAAATTTAAAAACTCCTGCGTTGTAACTGTAAAAGGCGCGACATCTACAAAAAGAGGTGTTTTCATACCTATTGAAGACAATAACATTTTCATATCGGCAGATGATAACCTGAAAGCCAAAGGCGCGTACATTGACTCCACCGCTTGGGAAAACCAGTCGCCCGGCAAGTATGGTGACACGCACAGCATACGACAGTCGCTCGCCAAAGAAGTTCGCGAACGCATGACGGAGGACGAGCTTAAATCCGTTCCGTATATAGGTAACATGAAGCCTTATGAGGTGCAAAACGCTTCTTCGTCTGTAAATGCACCCACCGCACAAGTGGATGAAAATTTGGACGATTTGCCATTCTGATGTTATGGACCTATGCAAAACAGATATACAAAATTTAATCCACCTTCTTGATAGATGTGCCGGACTTATAGACAAGTATTGCCGGAAACCTTGTAAGCTGGATAAAGCAAGGCAATGCAGGAAAATTAGTAAGAAACTTAAAAACAAAGCAAGAAAATGAAAATTATAATCAACAAACCAACAGAGTTTGAAGCAATCTACTTGAAAGTGGATGCTGGTGTACGTTATTGGGACGATGCGAAAGTAAACGGAGAGTATGATACCAATTGCGAAGATTTAGAGAGCCCTGCTGCCGAACCTACTATTCCATGCGCTGAATATGTAGGGGAACAACACAGAGTTCTGCATGGCGAGAATTGGCGTTGGCGACCGCTTATTGAAATCGAAGCAGGTAAGATAGTAAACTGGCAGCAAGGAATTACCGCCAATATCCATTACAAAGTATGCGATGATTTTGCTTGTGAAATTCTCGATGGAAACAAAGAGGTTATCACTTCTTACAACGGCTATGTGCCTAAGGTAATGTGCCCGAAAGAAAACGGATATGGCGATTACATCATTATGAATATTGACGAGAATGGATTTATTCAAGGATGGAAAAAAGAATTGATTAAACGACTAATACAAGAAGAGGACTGATTATGGAAAGCAACATATCACGAGATCATATTGCGCTTGAAGCGATGAAGTGCATAATGATGACAGCAAAACGCAGGAGAACTTTATGGAACAGAGTTGTAACATTGTTTTTCCCATCCGAAGAAGAAAGTGTTATAAACTACAATCATGAAGGACAGGCTAAAACAGCTTACCAAATAGCTGATGCAATGATTAAGGAACGTAATAAGACAAAGGAGGAATGATTATGATGCACACATGGTTTGAGTGTAAAATTCGTTACGAGAAAGTAATGGAAAACGGGATGAATAAAAAAGTCACAGAATCTTATTTATTTGATTCTTTATCTTTTACAGAAAGCGAAGGAAGATGTATTGAGGAAATGGCACCGTTTATCAGCGGTGAATTTACTGTTTCTGACATAAAACGTGCCAACTATTCTGAGATATTTTTCTCAGATGAAGAATCTGCTGACAGGTATTTTAAATGCAAGTTATACTTTATCACATTGGATGAAAAGACTGGTGCGGAAAAGAAAACATCCACAAACATTCTTGTTCAAGCATCCGACTTGAGAGATGCAGTCAATAAACTGGATGAAGGAATGAAAGGCACAATGGCAGACTACGTGATTGCTTCGGTAGCGGAAACTGCTATTATGGATGTTTATCCTTATGAAGCAAATTCAGATGTTAAACCAGAATTTCCTAATGCTTAAAAATTGACTGATATGGAAGACTATATTTCAGACTGGTTCATTCCGATGGATTTCGGTAATGATATTCCGGACGAAGATCCAGACGGTGAAGATAATTTCAATTTTGATTGAATCTTTTGTTAACCTGCCTGTCCGGTCTGTGAAGATGGGACAGGCGAATATGATGGTATGGCGGAACAATGAGATACGCTATTAAGCAGTAGATTGATGCTCTAAGCTGAGGATTATAGGAAATGATAATCGGTGGAAAAGCCACTCAACTTTGACCCTTTTGGCCACGCAGAATTATCCCTTTTGGCTAAAATAGTGTTGCCCACCAACACCAGGACTTTAAAGGGTCAATCATATAGTACAAAAAGGTGGGCAAATCTTGCGTGGCCAAAAGGGTCAAAGTTGAGTGGCTTTTCCAATCAGGGAAGGTTGGCGAAAAGGAGACCAGCATATTAGGTAAACGAAGTATTCGAGGGTTATTAATCACTCGGTAACGGATACCAAAACCTACAACAGCGAGCCTTATTCATAGTAGGCGATAAAAGATGAAAGTGAGCAGCATAACAATCATGCAGGTGCAAGTCCTGCTACCACCACAAAAAAATAATTAATATGAATAAAGAAAGAAAATTGACTTTTGGAAAATACAAAGGGCAAGATATAAAGTATATCATACTTACCCACATAGGTTACATCATGTGGTGCTTTGAAAATATAAGTTGGTTTAAACTGACCGATGAAGAACAGGCGTTATATGATGCTGTTGCGATAATGATTAAAAGAGATAACCTTGAAATGACTTTTCCAACCGAAATAATGTATAAGTACATAAAAGACCGTGAAGCCTTTAGAGATTTAAAAACACCATTTATTTGTAATGGTGATTTTACTTCTGTACGTAAGAGAGACATTGATAATCCAATCGTTAAATCTGTAATGAAATATAATGTTGGGGCCGTTATAGAAAGTAGAAAATGCTCAACCCTGAGTGATTTGTATTGCTTAAATCATTCGATGAACAAAGAAATAGAACGTGCCCAATTTAATGGTGAAACTGACGAAGATATATTTGGCGGTTGGGGTAGCATGAATGATTACAAGGATTAGTAGGATTTTAAAATAAATGTGAGCCACACATAAATGGCATGGGTTAATAAATAATAATTGTGCCCTGGAGAATACGCTTCGGGTCTTTTAATTAGGAAAATTATGAAGACATACGCAGATACTTTTAAAGATAAAATAATAGGTCTGTCAAAAGAAGAATTGCAAAATCTAAGAGATTCTATATTTGATAAAATAGAGGTTTATAGAGAAAGACTTGCTATAGTAAGCAACGATAAAAAAGTTCATGATTTAACCGTCTCTATTCGTCGGAAGAAGATAGAAATAAGAGAGATAAATAAATTGTTGAAACAATGCCATACTACATAAAGAAATAAAACTATGACTTACGAAGAGATGAAATCCAAGGCTTGTGTGGCAAGCAGCCGTAGCAAGCCCAAAAACGAGGAACATAAAATACAATGTTCTTGTGTTAGTTATTTCCGTTTAGAATATCCCCATCTCAGGAATATGTTATTTGCTGTTCCTAATGCGGCGAGACGTTCTGCAAGGAATGGTGCTTATATGAAAGATGAAGGTATGCTTCCCGGAGTTGCAGATTTGATACTTCTTAAGAGTAACCGCTTCTATGGAGCTTTGTGTATAGAAATGAAAAAGCCGGGAGAATACCAAAGACCAGTACAAAAAGACTGGCAAAAGGAATGTGAGGCGAATGGTAACAAGTACGTTGTTGTTCGGTCATTAGACGAGTTTATTAAAGTGGTGGATAATTATTTGAAAGATATATAATGTATGCTTGATTTTAAATAAATCGCTCTTTGACATTTTGTTTTCAGCTTGTAGAATAATGATGTAAATGTTTTTGGCACTTACGCTTTTTATGTATCATCAAGATACGGAAAACTGTGAAGTTATGCTGTATCTTCGTAAGAGGGGTGTATTTGCACCTCTCTTTTTTTTTAAAAAAATGGCTCTTAAAGTGTCACTTTTGAAAATTATCCGTATATTTGCAGTGCATTGGGTTGTACTTATTAAATTTAGAATTAATCAGAGGATTAAGATATAGAAAGCTGTGTAGGCCACAACCCCCTGCATGGCTTTCGCTTTTTTATCTCCGCATGAAGAAGTGCGGTACGTCCTCGAACGAAAAGACTTTATATTGACTTCGCATTTGAAAACCCCTAAATCTTCAGTTTAAGGGATGAAAAATGCTGGGTGGCGTAGCTGCCCTTTTCATCAACTTTAGTATCTTTGTAAAGATGTTACGTGCCTACAAATATAGAATCTATCCGACTGATGAGCAAAAGGTCTTGTTTGCAAAGACTTTCGGCTGTTGTCGTTTTGTCTATAACTGGGCATTGAATCTGAAAATCACGGCATACCAGAAGCGCAAGGAAACACTCGGCAACGTATATCTGACAAACCTGATGAAGAGCGAGCTGAAAGCGGAGCATGAATGGCTTTCGGATGTCAACTCTCAATCCTTGCAGAGTGCTTTGCGCAATCTCGATACGGCATATACCAATTTCTTTCGCAATACCAAGGCTATCGGTTTCCCTAAATTCAAGTCCCGCAAGGACAGGCAGAGCTTCCTTTGCCCTCAGCATTGCCGTGTGGATTTTGAGAAAGGAACAATCACAATCCCCAAGGCGAAAGATATTCCAGCCGTTCTGCACCGCAAGTTCAAGGGAACGGTAAAGACCGTTACCGTCAGCATGGCACCTTCGGGAAAATACTTTGCTTCCGTATTGGTTGATACGGCTATCCAAGAACTTCCCGTAACCCTCATACAGGACGATACGACTTTAGGAATTGACTTGGGTCTCAAATCGCTTGCCGTATGTTCTGACGGACGCACGTTTGGCAATCCCAAGAACTTACAGAGAAGCCTTGACCGCTTGAAGTTGCTACAAAAACGGTTGAGCTGTAAACAGAAAGGTTCTTCAAACCGCAACAAGGCTCGCATCCGAGTTGCCCGGTTGCAGGAACACATTGCCAACAGCCGTAAGGACAACCTTCACAAAATTACCTATGCGCTTACGCACGACAGCCAAGTGCGTACCATCTGCATGGAGGATTTGAACGTGAAAGGAATGCAGCGTAACCATCATTTGGCACAGGCGGTTAGTGATGTATCTTTCGGAATGTTCCTCACGCTGCTTGAATACAAATGCAAATGGTATGGTGTGAACCTCGTCAAGATAGACCGCTTTGCCCCAAGCTCAAAGACCTGCGGCAAATGCGGATATATCTATAAAGGATTGAAATTGAGCGAGCGCAGCTGGACTTGTCCGGAATGTGGCACACATCATGACCGGGACTTCAATGCAGCTTGCAACATAAAAAGATTTGGCTTGAAAGCCCTACCCACGGAGCGTGGGAAAGTCAAGCCTGTGGACTGCCCAACGGTGGATGATCGACCTCGTGTCCTAAAAAGCCGTGGCAGGAAGAAGCAGGAAAAGAGAGGAGGTATTGGTATCTCCGAAGCCGCTAAATCTTTAGTTTAGCGGTAGTTCACCGGGCTACGTTCCATTGCCTGAAGATACAGGTGCTTGTCTATCTTTTGCCAGTCCACTACCTTTTTAAGCTGCTTTTTAAGGATCATATCAAGCCAGATTCGTGTTGATCTACCATTCCCTTCCATGAATGGATGGGCAATGTTCATTTCAACATATTTGGCGATGATTTCCTCAAAGGTTGATTCGGGCATCTTCTCGATTACCGGAAGAATGGCGTCAAGGTACATACAGTTGGCAAAGCGGAAATTCCCTTTGGAGATATTCAAGGTTCGTATTTTCCCGGCAAAGTCGTACAGTCCGTCAAACAGGTATTTGTGGATATCGCACAGTCCTTTTACGGTACCGACTTCAATGTTAGTGATATCGCCTGTGTCAAAAAGCGAATGGGCTTTTACAAGGCTTGATTTGTCTATTTCTTTGGTATTCATTATATTTCAATTTTTGTTTTGACTATTATTGTTTTTTCTAAGAGGGACAGAGATTAGAGGCTAAATCAAGGACATTTCATTTATTTGATATTCATAGCCTATTTCTAATTCTTTTCCAACCAAATCTAAGTATATGTTCTGGAGTTGGTGCAGGTATTCAATGGGAGTACGGGATAAGGGGTATTCGGCGCTGTTTATAGACGCAAATAGTTTGTCGTCATCCACTCCATCATTATGTAGATAACGTCCGTATGATAATTCGATATCGTTGCAGAATCCGTAATATTCCTTTGTAAATCCGCTTTTCAGGAGTAGTTCCTCTATCAGTGGGATAGGCTCTACCATAGAAACCGGAATTTTACCATAGAAGGTCCCATCTTTTATATTACATTTCAAGTATAAGGAATTAGTTTCAATACTCTCTACTTTGAATATAGTTCCGGAAGGTATTGTAATTCCTACGTACTGGTAATCTTTCGATAGCTTTACATAGTTTCCTAACCTTAATTCTTTTGCTTCCATGTATTACTATTGACTTAGTCGTTATTTTCTGGCTTTAGTTCAACATTCACGCTAACAGGGAACTCGTTCCCGCAATGTGGGCATTTTACAGAATGGGCGTTTGAGGGAAGTTGCACTTCTTCCGGGGACGCGAATAGCTGCCACATGGGGACGTTGAGGGCTTCTGCTATTTTGGTTAATACCTTTATAGAAGGGTTGCCTGATATATGCTGGTTAAGCCCACTTAGGGTTATACCCATTTTCTTAGCTACATCTTGTGTAGTCATTCCTTGTTGTTCTATGGCTTCTCTGATTCTCATATAATTAATGGTTAATATTTATAGCAAAGGTAGTAATATTCCCTGTGCAACAAGTTATAGCTTGTATAAATAAAGTTAAAGATAAGCTTTTTCTTGTTGTTTCACTTGGCAAAACAAGCTATAACTTGTATCTTTACATCAAATAAAAGAACTAATAACAATTAACTCCTAAATATATGAAACGTTACAATTTATCAGACATAATGAAGAGAGCGCATTACATTTTCAATCATACCTTCAATGCTACATTTAGTTACTGCCTTAAAAAAGCATGGGCGGAAGCAAAGGAAGCAGCAAAGATTAATGAAGAAAACGCCAAGCGTGCAGCCGAATACAAATCGAAGTACGGCAATCGTGATTATAGAAACTACCGTTCCTATTACGGTTCACGCATGGGACGTAATGATTGGAACCGTGATTATCGTAACGATATAAGAACAGCGATAAACCGTTCGATTAATTTATAAAACACAATACTTTAATATAAAAATATAGAGCAATGGATCATATTTTGAATTCAACCGTTGAAATGAGCCAGGCAGAATTGATTCTTCAACTGGCCAAAACCAATGTGGAACA